ATCCATCTCTGCCAGACGTAATCCATGTGCTAATCCTTTGCCATTAACGTATGGCCAGAGGTGCATCCCCCAGTCTAGGAGGCCTCTGGCTGCGCTTCCGGGCGGCTTGTGTACTCCTCAATAAGCCATGACGTAATGTCAGTTAGCGTCTCGAGAGATACAACTCTTTCTTTGCTGTCCATCAGAGCGTCAAAGCGAACTAGACTCTCAGTGGTTAGCACGCTACGGAAGAATCGCAAAGTAACTGCGCTTGATGTTGCGACATCTTCCGAAGCTGAATCTGAAACGATCTCTAGCAAAACTTTGCCCTGGATCGAAGGAATGCAAGTGAACTCTTCACCGTGCAGTTTGAATACGACTGGCTCAGCGTTAGTTGAAGCTCCTGAACCAAAATCTTTAAATCTAGCCATCTCTTTATACCTTTTTCTTATGTAAAGTGGAAATACCTGCTTGGACTATCCAGGCAGATATATATATTTTACATTATCCGTCAGGAAGCGATTCGGACGGCGGATACCAGGATGGTTGACTTTTTTAGTAATGACAACCATTCCACCTTTTTTAGGTACAAACATCAGAGCACCGCCAGGATTTTTAGGGACGATTGTGTGAGGTCTAGTTCCTTCGTGGACGTATGCGGCGTATGGAACGGAAGTTCCGATTCTAATTGTTTGGCCCCTAGTGTATCTTTGGTGTCTATATACCCTGATAGATCTTTTGAGTCTTCCGGCCTTGGGACCGCTACCAATAGGTGCCTGCTGTTTAGCATGACGAGCCATTCGCTTGGCTCTTTTATATAGCTCTACGCCCAAAGTCCCTTTCGGGTTGTTTAAGGTGAAGTCAAGTCCACCCCCACGAGTCACTTTAACGCTTGCTTTAGCCATTATGGAACCGCCAGAGTAAGCTCCATGTTTACAATCTGAAAGCCGCCCTCAGGCTCCAGAACATCCACGTTTGCAATAACACCAAGACCATAGCTGCCATCAGCCCACTGGTCAAACAAGTTTAGAGACATCATCAACACCCATGCGTCGATGGATGAGATGTAAGAAGATTCTTCAATCTTTGTAGCTGTTGGCGGTCTACCGTTCATTCCAACAGTCGGAACGCCCCGAGCAATGCTGATGGTAACAGTTGCAGTTCTAGGCATGTTACAGCGCATAGGCTCACTAACAGGAGCTCCAGGAGGGCCTAGGTATAGAGAGTTTAGCGACACCACAACCTGGTCGCAGTCGATTACCGGAGCACCTAGCGTCCAGTATCGGCGGTTTGGCAGTGGAACATTGTATGACTGAAAAACGTCGCACACTTTTTCTAGTACGCCGTCCATCATATTCTTCAGATTAAGTGCATCCTCATGAATGTCACTAATGTCCACTGCCATCGCCATTGGATTACTCCTCTACGGCCTCTACGGCAGGCTCAGCGACTGCTTCGGCCTCAACGACCTCAACAGCAACAGGAGCCTCTACCTTAGCTTCGACCTTCTTTGGGGCAGCCTTTGGGGCAGCAACCTTCTTAGGGGCTTCAACTGCGACCTCCTGCTTTGCACCACCAAGCATGTCGACGGCACGGAAGTTTGTCTGTACTGACATTACTTACCTATCTTTCCTAGTTGTACAACTTGATCTGGAGGTTTCCAGTCTCAAGCTCCGATACGGTCTCAACACCACCAACGGTCTTGGTCGCGTACAGAGTCCATGTCCCTGGGTCAACCATACCCAGGGTCTTATATGCATCATCATACGTGATGCTGAAGGATACCGATTCGGCAGCTACGTTGGTTGTTACGTAGCTAGCTTCAATATCCAGAGCTTTGTTTCCCGAGTTATTTCGGATAGTAAGTAACGGAGTCCAGCCGGCCTCATCAAAGAAGATCGAGACATCGGCCCCAGCCTTACCGACCGACGTCCAGCTAGCCGCCGTGTCTCGCACAACGCTGATGTCAAAGTTGGTGTTTGCAGTCAAAGCAAGTGCTTTGGGAGTGTAGCGACGAGCACGTGGTACGTCGGGAGAGAAGACCCTAGACTTGGCTCTAGCCTTGTCTGGGTTGACGGTCTTTAGGAAAAGGTCAACAGCGTAAAGACCGGTGCGGACATCGTCAATGAAGTCCTGCGAGTCTAGAAGTGTGTAAGAGACACCCTGGCGAGAAATAGAAGTCACACGCTGAGGGAGAGCGCAGTCTTCATCGCCGGCCCAGAGCTTGGCAAACTCCATAGCAAGAGTGCGAGCAGCCATCTTGCCGCTGGCAGGAATAGTAGACCCGTAGGTGTAGGTAATCTCAACGTTACACGGTGTCCAAGGAACACCAGCAGCAGCTTGCAAGGTAGAGTGATCTACCAAGTAGTAGCTGCTCGGATCTAGAATACGACCGTCGCGGGTTCGTACAGTGTGGATTTTGGTCACAGGACGCCCACGCAGTCGTATTCTAGACTCGGGAGAGAGGCCATCCGAAACCAACTCAGCGTATTCCTGGAAGTCAGTAATCGGAATGTTGTAAACTTCACCGGCAATCAAAACGCCGTAGTAGTTCTTGGAAGATGGGCCTAGTCGGTATGCACGCTTAGCACAAACATAACGCTCAGTTACTGTAACCTCGCCCGTATATTTACGGCCGGACATGGCCCACAGTAGGAAGGACGCGGTCTCGCAGGCTTCCTGAGCATACTCTGTATTTGCGTAGTTACCCAACTCTGAAGGCTGGATCCAAAGTGCAGTTCCCATAAGTCTTTCTTCCTAAAAATAAAAATCAGGCGGCGTGCTGGCATGTCTCGCACACCAAGGCACGCCGCCCGATTAGTGTATTGCTATTAAGAGGTTGGGTCCTCGTTCGAAGCAATGATACGGTCCACGGTGTTGTCAGCGTTGAAGTTGACGTTACCAGGAACGTTGTAAGCTGTACCAGAGCTCTGACCAGCAAAGTCAGTAACTGCAACGTAGGCAGGAACTTCAGCAGCAAGTGGGTTGATAATCGTAAGAGCAGCGCCGCTAGGAGCAGCGTTAGACGTTACGTTGTTAGCAACTCGAGCGTAGCTAATGGTGTTGGTTGTGTGCGCCGAAACAACAACATAGCTTGCGCCAGTGGTGTCGAAGGTCTCACTGATACCTGATACAAGGATCTGATCACCAGTAACAACAGCGTTAGCAGCACCGGTGTAGGTAAGTGTTGCAACGTTGGTCGTAAGAGCAATGTTGGTAACAACGAACTCGTCAGTAGCTGAGCCATCGGTCCAGGTGTAAAAGCCGTTTAGACCGACTGGAGCCCATGTCGAGCGTGCGTACGAGTAAGGACGCTCAGCAGCAACTGGGAACTCCCAGCGGCCGTCAGGGCCTGAACCAAACTCAACGTTTCCTAGGCCGTAACCCTCGAATGTGGTTGCAAGCATACCGTTTTCAATTACGCGGTCGCCCGACTGGCGGAGCTTAGCGAATGGGAATACCCAGTGGAAGTAAGGAAGAGTCGAGCTCTTCTTTCCATCCTTGATCGCGTGTGACCAAGCCTCGATGGCTACACCGTAACCAGCAGGGTCGTCGCCAACAGCCGGGGCAGCCCAACCGATTGACTTTCTGTTTGGAGCATTGAATGTTCCTAGGTTCTTGCGAAGAAGCAGACCGCCCGAGATTAGGTTGGTAAGTTCGGCGTCTGGCTCACAAAGAGCAAGTTCCATAGTGATGCGCTTTAGAGTGTCTGGAGACTTGTAGGTCACACAAACAACGCCGTTAGCGTTCTTTTCTGTGATCTCGTCGCCCTCTTCATACTCTGGGGTGAAAGAAACACGCATGAAGCCGGATGTGACATAGCTGTCACCGGCTGCGGTTCCTAGATTGCCATAGGCATCCAGACGGGTGACGCGGATCGACACACCCTGAATGCTGGCAGCATATTCTTGAGTAGCCATTTAGCTATTCTCCTTAGGTTTAGGCTGTTAGATCGACTCGAACAGCTAGGTGGATGGATGTATCAAAGTAAACAGCCGCTGGGCGGATTGCTTTGATACGCATGTCATTCGCGTTACCCGACACATCATAAGCCTGGCTTAGATTGTCGTTCACAACATCGATTTCGCCCACGTATGTGCGGACTGTTCCGGTGCCGTAAATCCATTTTGCAGAGGTTGTTCCCAACTGCTGAATATATCCAGTAACTGCTTCTTGGCTAGCGTTAGTTGCGCTAGCAATAGTAATAGTTACTGTGTCAGCGTCTACTTTGCTGACGACTGCTGTAGAAGTAGAAGACTGGTTGATGTTTGCTCCAACAACCGAGTAGCGAACAGTGTCGCCTGCAAGGAGGTAGTGTGCGCCAGAGGTGTTGATAGTTAGCGTAGTGCTACCGCTGATAGTTGCAGTAGCAGCAGTAATACGAGGGCCGTTGCCAGTATAGCCACCACCAACAACAACAGGTGTTCCACCCATAGTTTGTAGGTGGTCTT